TCGGCAATAATCGTTACAAAAAACTTTATCAGCCCTACCTGTGATTAAATTTCCACATTTTTTGCATTCTCTATTTTTATTCATAATCAATATATTTTTTCGCTAATATACGAATATTGTTCAAATAAACGACTACGCATTAAATATTTCTTTTAATAATTTGTATTCGTTTGTAAACGGTTAATTAACCAAACTTAACCAGTTTTCTAATTGCTCTATAGAATTAGGAATAGCCCCATTTATGGAAACTTCCATCCAGTAAACACCGTTGTACAATCGGAAACGGTTTTCATCATAGATATAAAGCTTTTGTCCTATAATCTCCCAAAGTAATGATTGTGTACGTGTTTCGTTATTTATCAAAACATAATCGAACTCTGTCGAAATAGTCATCGAAACAGGCTCATATTTTTCCTCTCCTTTAATAATTAATTCCTTTTCTAAAAGCTTATACTCCATGTCTACAGGAAACAACTTTATAACCTCATTATTATTATCAAGTGTTCTTATATATCCCCGATCACTTCTTGCTTTTTCTTGAATAGTTATAAAAGTTTCAAACTCTACATTAGAAAAAATAATGTCATTGTATAAATTCGGTGACAATATTGGATTTTTCGGAACAAAATCGGCTTTCTCGGTCAGTTTAATTCCGTCATATTTTGCTGTATAATCTCCGTTATTTTTGTACCAAGTGTTTTTTATTACTTTTTCTCTCCAATACAAGTTGCACGTAGATAGATAAGATTGCCAATAATTATAAATGTTTCTAGCTATCGAATAACGTCTGTTGCTGTAACTTTCAGCAGCGTTTAAGTTTTCTGTTTCGCTGAATCCTTGATGCGTATAATTTGTAAACGGCACAAAATTCGCCTCTAAAAAATATGAATACTTCGTTGGCCTAATTCCATTTCCAGCCCCTGACCCTGCTCCTGTTAACTCTAAAACATTATTTAAAACAGAAACAACCGTATAATCCCCTGCATTAATATCTGGGGTAAATATTGAAAATGCGCTACCAACTTGTATTCCAAGAGACAAAAAATTTACAGTTCCGTCACTCGTAAGCTTTAAATTTCCTGCAAAAGAATGCTTCAAAAAACTTGTTTCTACAAAGGAATTGTCAAAAAGTGTGTTTGTAGAATCTACACAAAATAAAGTATCGTCATCCTGAGACGCTGTTGCTTCTGTAATTTCTAATGCTTTTCTTCTTGTAGCCTCTATTAAAAAAGCGTCCCTTGTCCATTCTATCTCAATGTTTTTACTATTCTCTACTGATTTATTAAAAAAAGCAAAACGGCTTTCTCCATGTATAGTATCGGCACTATTTGGCTCTTCATTTTCTTTTAATGACTGGTAGTTTTTATACAAGTACTTAAACTCATTTACCATGAATTTAGGGTTAAACGTTTTATTCATTTCTGAAAACTGAGTATTATCGAAAAATCCGATTTCTATTGGTTTGTAAAAATCCTGCTCAATTCCAAAAAATATTTTTCCGTCACTTCCTATCTCCCAATCGCCTTTCATCTCCGTGAAAGATTTTTCTATGTCTTCCAATGATATTGAAAAGGGTTTATTGTTGACTCCTCTCAAAAAATTACCATCCATTAATCTGTTGTCGAAAAATTGCCCCATAGCTTCAAATCTAGAGGCGTTTATTTGTAATCCAGAAATAGATTTTACAACCTGCCTTAAAACATCGACTAAACGCAGTGATTTTGAAATTGAATTGTATGCAACACTTTCAGCAACTATATCTGTGTTCATCGTTGGGATTTTTAAAAAACATTCGAATCTAGGAGTTCCACCAATAACTATATTTGTTGATTGACGAACTTGAACAATAAAATTGATCCAAATTGACTCGTCTCGTTGTAAAGAAGATATTGTATGAAAAAGATTTCCATCGAAATCATAGCTTTCATGCTCATTTTTTATAACTGATAATAAAATTACTTTTGTGGCCGTTTCGTAATCCAAACCATGTCGTAATTGCAATTGAACATCAACATATCCATCACCGCCGTTGTCTACATCAGTAGTAAATTGGATTTTCAAATCCTTAATACTCACCTGTATGTTTTTTAAGTTTGTTTTTGCCTTTACAACTAGATAATCGCTAAAGGGAGGCTCGGAAGGTATTTTGTATCTTGCAAAAGAAGAAAAAAAAGTAAAAGAGTCTTCTATACCGCTTTTTTGTAAATTCAAAGAAGGATTTATAGCGTAAAACACTCTTGAGTCTGCGCCTTCGCCTTGTGCATATAACCTTTCGTCAAAGCCTACGCCCTCCCATCTGCTATTCTGTATCAATGTCTTTGCCAATAAAAGCATATTCTCAGGGACTAAACCGCCGATATAATTTCCGTCTATATCAGTATCGCTTAAAACATCTACTTTGGTAGTACGTCTGCGTTTCATTATCTGGAACTTGCCTTCTTGTATTCCTTTACATTTAAAATATTCTAAATCATCTGTTTCAGCCTTCGCAAAATCTAAATCATAAACAATCTTATAACCCGACTCTATCTCTATAGTAAGCGTTACAATTGCCTCATATCCGAATTTTCTTCGATAATAAAGCAATTGCTTAAGCTCATGATTACGCATATTTGTAAACTCGAAATCCGTTTCTGCACCAGTAACAGAAATATCACGAGCCATATTCTCAGCTTTCTGTTTTAGCATGAAAGAAATTGCAGAAGTCCCAAAAGGCTCATCAATTATTTTTTTTCCGTAATTATCGCTCTTAAAATCTAATGTGAATTTCATACGTTAAATCCTTTTCCTTCGCCTCTGGCGTTGTTTATAATTGTTTTGTTTCCGTTTCTTTCCGCCCATTGACGAATGCCATTCTTGTCAAAAGATGTATGATTAGTTTGTATTTTTGCAAAATGCTTGCCTATTACATAATCCATCTCCTGTGCTGTCATTCCGTTAGTCTGGTTTATTTTTGCGTTTAATGATACACCGCTACTTTTCAGCATATAATTTAAATCGTCATTAAATAAAAGCATTTTGGATTGTTCGGCTGTATAAACTTTATCTCCAGCCTCCATTATCGTAAGTCTTGCCCCTTTATTGTCTCCAAGATCTTTAATATTGCCTAATCTATCCGTATGTATCTCTGCACCTCTTTCGTTTGTATAAGCAAGTCCAGCTGGCGCATTGTCAGTACCTTTCCAATATTGTGGAACTTTTTGCGAGGCTACTAATCCGATTTGCAATGCTCCTATAGCTCCGATTGCTATTGATAAAGGAACGTTAGGAGGCGTGCTTGCTAATGCTGAAACAATACCTTGAGCAGTATCAATAGCGATATTAAAAATTGCTTGTTTTTGCTTCGCTTTATTCTCTCTATTGGCTATTTCTTTCTTTTTAGCCTCAGCGTCTTCTTCGATTTTCGCTCTTGCTACAGCACTATCGCCAGCGAATTGTAAAGCAATTTCTTTTTGATTTTCTAGCCTTGCATATTCAGCATCGAAATTAGCTTGTGATGCGTTTGATATGAAATTAAAAGCTTCTTGCGCACTTTCGGCAATAGCATTGAACGTTACGGCAAATTTTTCCTCTACCGTTTCCGCACCAGCTAAAAGCTTATCAAAAGATCCATCGAAAAAAGTTTCTAAGCTTCCAAAACCACTATTTTGCAAAAACTCAGAACTAAAAGAGCCTAGCCATTCGTTAGTAGCTTTTTTCAGTTCTTCTAATTTTTCTATTTGTTGATCTATTAAGTTATTTCTTGATTTTTGAGCTGCCAATTCTATAGCTAAAGCCTCTGCTGTTCTATTATCTATTTCATCATTTGATTCTTTAATAGAATCTTCAACTTCTTTTAATTCAGTTAATTGTTCCTCTTTTTCTTTTTTTCTTATGGCTTTTAATTTTAAAAATGCATCTTGACTTTGTTTTACAATAGACATTTGCATATCTAAATTTGCTACTTTTATTTTATCGGAGTTATCCTTAGCTAACCTAAGCTGTTCCTTATGTTCAAGTGAAATTATTTTTAATTTAATTTTTTGGTACTTTTCTAACGCTTTATATTGTTCTTCGTAACTAGATAAATCATTGTTAAGAATATTTTCTTCTTTTAAAAGCTGTAACTCTAATTCTTTTTTGCTGGCATCATACAAAGCTTTTAAGCGATCTTCAATAGCTTTTAATTCTTCTTTTGTTAATTCTTTAGTTACGGCAACTGCTTTTTTATCGGCATTTAACAACTCATTAACTGCCTTAACGTTTCCAATTCTTGAAGCTAATAAGTTGTTTATAGCTTTCATTTTTTCTTTATTCTGTTCTATTTCGGCTTCACCAGCAACTAATGCAGTTAATTCTTCTTTATTCATGCCAAATCTGCGCTCTGGAGTGATAGCTTTTAAAATAAGGTTACGACCTTTTAAACGATTAAATTCTTTTGTTTCTTGATCTATTTTTTCCTGAGTGTAAACTTTATCATTTATCAAATCCTGCTTTTTAATTTCGTCTAGGCTTTTGTAATAGTTTAAAGTTGAATTATATCCGTCCTGCCTAAACTTGTCTAAAGCTTTTTTTCTTGTCACTTCCTCAGATTGGAAAAGCAAAGTCGTGCCTTCTAAAATTTTAGTCAAAACCCCCATTGTTTTGCCAAGAAAAGAAGAAAGTTTATTTCCGTCTTCGTCAAGCCCTGCAACAAAAGAAGTCCAAGCGTTTGCAAACCTATTCTGTGCAGTCGTTAAGTTATCTATTCTTTTAACGTTGTCAACACCATAAGTTATTTCTAATTGTCTTGCAAATTTTGGCAAAACATCAGAAGCCAATAAATCCCCTGCCTTCATCATTTCAGCAAGTTTCTTTTCAGTTACTCCGACTGCTTTAGCCATGATGCCTAAAGAACCAGGCAAAGCTTCTCCTAATTGCCCTCTCAACTCTTCTGCTTGAATAGTGCCTTTTGACATCATTTGATTTAATGCCAAAAATGCTTTTTCTTGCTGTTCAGTTGATAGCCCCATTGAAGCACCAGCCTTAGTGATACTTTCAAATATTTGCTCTATTTCGCTACCGCTAATTTTGTCTTTTGCCGAAACATAAAATTGAGTGAACTGTTTTGTTAAGTCGTTTATGTTAGTACCATAAGCTTCTGAAATTCTTGATAAAAAAGCCTGTGATTGAGCAAATAACTCATTTGTTTCGGTAACTTGTTTCAAAGCCATGTTTAAGCTTTGAATTTCTTTTGTTTTTTCGAAAATATCCTTAAATATTCCAGCTGCCAAAGTCACTCCTCCAACTAATCCAAATGCTCCAAGCAAATCTTTCAGGCCCCTAACGGCTTGCATTGGGTAATTACCAACATTTCTATTAAAACGCCCTACCGCTCGATCCGCTGCGGTAATTCTTTGATTTAAAGTATTGAAATCACTTTGAGCTGTTCTTAACTCTCTATCGTACTCTCTTTGCGTTTGAGTTGCTAAACGCCCTCTAACGACTAAATCCTGCAAGTTTCGGCTTGCCTGTGATTGCTGGGCGGACAAGCGCATATAAGCTCCTGCTAAAGTAGAATTTATACGTGCCGATTCTAAAGCGTTTCGGTTTAGAATCCCTTGATTTACCGACTCTTCGGCAGTTCTTTGTGACGATTGCTGACGCTGTCTCGAAAGAGTGTTATATTGGTTTTGCAATTGAGACAAAGCTTGCGCCTGCGCTTGTATCTGAGCTGTTAATCTTTGGTTATCAGCTGTAAAGCTAGCCAAATCGCTAGGTAATTGTATGCTAGACAAGTTTCTACCTGCTGTCAATGCATCTTGTGAAATTTTCAATATCACACCATCGGCAAGCTTTAATCTATCAATCAAAAGCTGTAAATCCCTTGGCGCATTGCCAAAATCTATAATCGGTTTATCATCTGCCATTTTTTAATTTTGTTTAGATTTTTCTTCTAGTAATTTTAATTCCTCTATCCATTCGGCAAGGGTAATTTTCTTAGGGTCAAGCCTGTACGAATAACCAAGCCTTATTTCAACAATTCGAAGCTGTTTCAACAATGGCGTACTTTCTTTTAGGCTATCGTCTTTTATTTCTTCTGAAATTATAGCTATTTGCGTCTTAATTCCTTCTAAAGCTGTTCTATACTGAAACAATAATGTTAAATCAGATTGTAAGCCGTTTATTTCTGGAATCTTAAAGCCCCATTTTTTCAAGTTAATTACATACTGCAATCTAGTATCTGAATCGCTAGCCCTGTCTTCGTTAGTGATAAGCTTCATCATCCCGCTTATAAGCATATTTACGACCGCATACTTAGTTTCTAAAGCTTCTATTTTAGCCCATTTTTGCATTTTTCCGCTAAACTTTCTGTCTCCTACTGCTTTAAAATATTGGTCAATTAATGATTTTTCTACCTTTGTAAGTTCTTCAGATTGTATTTTCTTTTTTCTGCCGTCATAATCTACTAAAAACCAATTATTATCTTTTGTTTGGGTGTATTTGTCCCATCGATAGAGCGTTAAATCTTCAATTGTTGAGTAGTAGTTTGGAATTGTTGTCATAATTTTGATTTTAAGTAAGCTCTTAATTCTGGCATTATTTTTTTACGTAATAATTCTATACTGTAATCATCAAGCCCAAAAAGATTAGTATAGCTAGAAAAAAACAAAGACTTTTCTCCTGACCCTTTGCCTGTGCTGTCAATTTTAGCGGTGTTGTTAGAAACTTTAGCAAATAGCCCACGTTTAAAAGCTCCTGTTTCAAAGAAGTCATAAAGACCTGTCTTTTTATAGCCTCTACGATAAATTCCGCTATAATTATTAAGAACATTAAATAACGGCTTATTATCGATTCCGACACCATCACGCATCTGGTTGTAATTTAATAAAGCAATGTCTTTTTCGTATTTCTTCAATATTTTATCAGATTCTTTATACATATTGTTTTTAATGTATTCAAGTTTTTTGATTTTATTTTGAATGTTATTGCTCATGTAACAAAAATACAAAAAAGCCGTTACAAAATGCAACGGCTTTTATTCTACTTTTTTTAATTTAATTTATTAAGCTGTAACAACTACGGTTGCGGTATTCGATTTATACAACACGTCTAGAGTTGTTAATATAGTGCCCGCTAAAGAAACAGTTACAATATCAGCAGTTGTATTAGCTGATACGGTAAGCGTGTATTTTTTTGTTGTCGAATTATAAGCTAATCCAGAAGGAACGACTACGTTTCCGTTTCTAGTAACTTTGAAATCAGCGACCAAAAGTCCTTCTACTGGGTGTGTTTTGTCTAACAAAAACGCTGAAAGCACAATAGTTGTAGAAGCTGTAACTATTGGATTTACAGTTACTAAAACTTCATTTACGTCTGTTAATTCATCAGGGAAAAAGTCTAATTCCTCAGTTGTGTACCAGCCTAAATTAGAATCGAACTCAGCTCTTTTTATCATTTGAAATAAAATTGACTGAGAGGATTTATCCGCTCCGTTTGACATCATGTATTTTTGATACTCAAACATTCCAAGAGTAAAGCCTTTTGGAGAGCCATCCTTAGCGATAGTCACAATCATTGATCCTAAATCGTCAAAAAGAATTATATCGTAATTCTCGTAACCAGAGACAGAGACTAAAGCTTTTTGAAAGTTAATACCGTTGTCAAACATTGCTGTTTTTTCATAAGGATTTTTTCCAGCTACAACTTTTATTCCTGACCCATCACGTGTAACTATGTTATCGTCAGCGGTTGCATCTGTAAAAGATACAATTCCCTGTAACATGATTAACGTGCCAGCTTTCTGTAAATCACGCATATAATCTTTGTCTGGGTCTTGCGTGAATTTAAATCCTTTTTGCAACAATCCAATTGCTGTAACTCGATTTATATCGAATTTACAGCCAGCTAATCCAGCACCTATAATGCCAGAGCTGCCACAATTTACTTTATTTAATAGTTCAAATGCCATTATATGAATTTATTAGATGTTAATGTTTCTTTTATTTTTCCGTTCGGCAATTCAATAAAACTGCCTACTTTGTAAAGCTTATCAAGAGTAAACTCTTGTTTAACTTTGTATTTGTTTGTTTTTACAGGCTTTGTTTCTTCCTGTTTTTTTTCGTCTGCCATTTTTTAAAATTTAATTGTTTTAATGCAATCTTTTCCGTTAATAGTTACGGTTGTGCTAAAAAGTAAAGCATCCCATATATCAGTTGTTTTGTTTTCTGTACCGCTTCCGTAATTAGGAAATTCTTGTACTTTAAACTTTCCGTCCCAATTATAAATACCTGCTCGATTAAAACACTTTTCAATATTCTGTACCAAAGGGTAAAGAATTTTCCCGTAACTCATAGCCCATCTGTTCTTGTTAAGCAAATCGGTTTCTAAATTTCTGCACGCAATGATAAATACTAAGTCAGTATCACATGAATTACGTACATTGTCTTGATCCGATGTGTTTGATGTCTGATAAATTAGCGGGTAAGGGCTTTTTTTATCTTTCGCAAACTCATTTAGCAATTTAATTAAATGCATTTCATTACCCCATTCGTAAACAGGCTTGAATCCTACGCTTTGTGGTAAACTTGGATTATAGCCATCTACACTAGGTAAATTAACCTGCATTAAAGGCAATTGCTCAAACACTAAACTATTTTTCTCTTCTACTACTATCATTACAAATTCGCTGAATTAATAAGTCCGTAATAGCTTAAAAAATTAGTGTCGTAGTCGTTAGAATTAGCACGAATAAAATCTAATAAGCTTACTTGGTTTCTTTGCCCGCTGTTCCGCCTTAACATAATGCCGTTCCAGTTGTTTGAAAAAGAATAGTTACGCTCTTGGATATTGCCTCCATCATACAAGTTAACAAACTTATTCCAAGTCGAAGCCTGTTTTTCGTTAGGCAACTGAGTTGTTGAATTTTCAGCTTGTGCAACTTGAATACCTGTAGATGAATAAGTTGCAAAATCTTCTTTAAGGTAATAGAAAAAAACATAATACGCTATAATACTGATTTTTTGAGTTCCTGATGTATATCGTAATCCTTTCCAATTATCCAATCCATCAACTAAATTCTTCCATTTTGGCAAAGCCGATACCTTCCAAGTTCCGTCCGCTTCAAACTGATTAAAAAGCTCTTCTGTTTGCTCGTAGCCTAAAAAAGATAAAATAAATTCATATTCCTTTTCGTCAATTTCAGCTTGTAACTGAATTATTGAAGTAGGAGTATTACTCCCAATGGACGGTTGAACAACCGCATTGGGAATAAATACATCTTTTTTAAGAAAGTATGAAATATCAATTATCATATTTTAGTTTTTTGGCTCTTTAATAACCGTTTGAGTAACTTCTCTTTCTTCAAGCTTCACATCTTTAACCTGTGTTGCTAATTTCTTATTAATCAAAGCTTGACCGTGGATTTTGTGAACTAAATGATTCTTTTTAGTTACATCATCATTTAAAGTGACTACAATGTAATCTTCTTTTTTAGTAAAAGTTGCTTTTGCAATTTCTTTACTTTCTTCTTGTTTTATTTCAAACTGTGGCATATTTCTGTAATTAAGGTTTTAATAACGCTGCTTTAACTGTAGCTAAATTCAAAACCATCCAAGCTGGCTTGTCGATGTTTGCAATTCTCAATAAAGAGAAAACTTCGCCAATAGCAGTTTTCTGATTTTTAATAAATTGATCGTTGTATGTACCAACTCTAAAAATGTAATCTGAGTGCCATTCTTGGTAAACACTTGATTCCCCTACCAAAGCAGTCCCAGAAGCAATTTTATAAGAAGAGAATACTCTCATTCCGTTAATTCTTCCATCTTTGATATAGGTTTTATCCAAAGGGCGACCCTCTGTATCTTGTGTAAATAATGTAGCGAATAAATCACTAGGATTCATAATTACAGTGTCTGGCATAAAGTACATTCCTTGAATAACAGATTGCGCAGCGATAACCGCTAAAGCATTGTCTGGTTTTACGAAAGTATCGTCAAAAATAGAAGTCGTGTAAGCTGTAGCGTTAGTTTGAATTATTGCAATTAACCCATCTTGCCACGCTCTAATAACCTTGTCCTCAAACATTCTTTCAATTTCAGCGAATAACATTTCATTATCCATCTCGAACTCTTCTGACCATTCGATACGACCAGCGTATTTTTTTCTAAGCGTAGTAGTTCTAACGAATGTATCAGAAGTCAACGGCTTAGTTCCTCCCTCAGCAACAACTGCAACTGCCCCTTCTTCTGTCGCTTGCTCTGTTCTAATTACTTGCTGTGGGACTTTAGAAACCTGTCTGTTAGGAATAGCATCTAAGATAAAATTCTCAGGGTGACGAATTACGGCAATATCATTTTCAACTAAATAATTTTCAACCAATGGCATAGTCACAGATCCATTGCTTACTGCATTCGAAGTTGTAAACGCTGCTGCCGCTTTTACTGCACTAAATGTAAATCCGTCAAAATCAGTACCGTTTTTAATTGCTTTCACAATTTCAGCATGATTATCTGCTACGAATTTTTTTAATTGAAAACGGCTTTTTTCAGTTAGCGTTTGCGCTTGCTGTTTTTCCATTTTTTCAATAGTTTCAGCAATGTTTTTTAACTGAGTAGCAAAAGGCACTACATTACCTTTTTCGTCCTTTTCAATTGCCCCCATTTGTTCAGCTAACGCTGCTTTGAATGATGCAGAATAACTTTCGTCTGTATCTGCTTGACGTGCTTTTAAAGCTTCGTCTAAAGCCTCCAAGAATTTTTCTTGCTCTGGCTCGATTGATGCACCTGCTTTTTTAAGAGCGTCAATCAACTTGGTGTTTTTACCGTTCATGTTTGTTTGTTTAAATAAATGTTAATTTGTTCTTTACATCTTTTTGAGTGTCTTTTGACGGCTCTTGTTTAGAAGTATCAATATCGATGGCTTCAAAATCTTTATTTTCTAAAGTAGGAGTTGCGGAGTTTGACCCCATTACAACGGCGCTACCTTCAATTATTTTCGCTTCTTTTACTACCCAGAAATAACCTCTTTCATCAGCAGTTTCTTTGTTTGCTATAATCGGATAAAACTCATCCCATAAAGCCTTGTACTCTTTGTCATATTCAGCCTCAGTATTTATAGCAAGCTCTAATTGGACATATCTCATCCCTACTGAATGATTTTTAACCCATCCATTAGCGTATTGATTAAGCATAAATTCGTTACGCTTTTTATCAATTACGCTTTCAAAAATTAAAGCCTCTGTTTTTCCTTCATAAGACAATCCTAATTTTGTCCAGTCCATTAATTTTACATAGCCTTTTGCGGTATCAGTAATTACCTTATCGAAATCTCTCTCATGCTCCTGTAAATGAAGAAACGAAATATTGTCCTTTACTGATTTATTCCAAATGCCATTAACGTGAACGTCTCCGTGACTATCTAAAAAATTAGTTGTGTTTATAACTACTTTTACAGTTAACTGTTCAGGATTTTGTAATTGTGATTGTACATCTTCTTTATTTGTATCTATTTTTACAGAAGTATCTAAATATCCAAACGAAACAGCATCAGCATTTTTTGTTGCTGATTTTTTAATAGAAATAAGTTCTTTTTTATTTTCAATTAAAGCTTTAAATAAATCTTGCTTTGTTTGAAACTCTTTTTTTGGAAATTCTAATACCTTTATCATTTCTTAATAATTTTATCCATTGATTTAGCTTTAACAGCTTTTATCTTTTCTATTTCTTCCTTGTTTAATTGCTTCTGTATCTCCTGCGATGTTAATTTAGTCCCCATTGTACTTGCTTGTTAGGTTAGAGTAAGCTTGATCTACATTTTGACCAGCTTCTTTAATTTTAGCTAAATTATCTAATAAAATACCGTCACTTTCTAAAGCGGTTTTCTTATCTTCTTGTAATGCTTCTACTTCTGAAAAATCAGGGTAAAATTCTAATTCTTCTGGGATATAGAAAATTTTATCTAAATCTTTTGCTTTATCCTTACACATCGGCTTTACTACATTTTGCCAAAGTCCTTTTTCAGCATCGTTTTTATTTGTAAAAGTAGAACTTCCTTTTCTTGGTATTATTTCGGGGTCAACTCCAAAAATACCAGCAATCTTAATCGCATTTTCCTCTGTTTCTTCAAATGGTTGTAGCTCCGCAATAGTTCCAAGTGTTTTGATAAACTGTAAAGGGATAGCCGATATTCCAATAAAATTTTTGTTCCCAGTAATTCCGTTTCTACTTTGCAAATCAGTTAGTATCTGATCTCTTGTAACTGGATCAATGGCTTCCTGTAATGAGCTATTCGCTGAACTTGGAGCTTTGCTTAAAATACCACCGTTTCCATTCTTTGCGTAAACATTGTATCTAGCTTGATAAACGGCTAAAATATTATTAATGTTCATTTCTACAGCTTTTAAAGGGCTACCCGCTTTTCCACCTGAGTCAATTCCTAACGCAGTTCTATGCAAAATGTATCTTGGTTCAATTTCATGTTTATACATGAAAAAAGTTTTGTAAAAAGCAACTAATTCGTCTTTAGACTTTATCAAAAATGGATTGGGAACGTATTTTAAAAAAACTGGTTTTGTAACATTAGGTTTTAATACCCAAATATTAGAAATATTATCAATTGTCGGGTTTTTAATCGAATTAGGTGTTTTTGTGTAAACAAAACTTTCCCCTGCCGATAACTCCGAAAAAACACTTTTATAAACTATATCGCTTAATCTGTCAAAAGGGTTAGGGTTATTTATCAATCTAGCTAAATTACCTTTTGTCTCGTATGGCTCTTGCGTTTTTTTATACCTCAATTTATAAGGAACTGACGAAACCCTGTCTGCAATAGCATCAATAGGAATGAAAATTTCGGCTACATTACACGCTAATTCATAAGCAATATCGTCACTATATTTTATTAATTTGTCATTATCTAAAGAGTTTATGTACTGCTTGAAATACTGCATCCATTCGCCAGAATTGTCTTGCTCAGCAAATCCCGTTACATTCGTTTTGCCTGATTTCTTACCAAAAGGGTTTTTCCAATTCATTTAAGATAAAAGCAAAAAAACGCTATCCGTAATTAAACAGATAGCGTTTTGATTAATATTTCTCTCCTTTGCAATCACTACAATAGATTTATGTTAAGGCAAATATAGTTAAAATTTATGTTAAGGCAAATATAGTTAAAATTTATTTAAGCGTATAAAAATTGTTTGTATTTTATTTTCAGTATTGACGCTGCGCTACATAACGCATCAATTGCATCTTTCTTATTCTTATTTTCTCCTTCACGTTCATAAGATACAACATGCTTTATAAACGAATGGTATTCTGGATTGTTTTTATAATTTTCATCAAAGACAAAGTATTTTTTCACAAACTCAAAATGGGATAAAATACGAACCTCTTTGTTTATCGTGCTTTGAAACGGCTTGACAACTGAATGATTTGAAATATCTTTTTTAAGCAAAATGTAAGCTGCTAAACCTACGCCATTTGCTTCTAAGAATGATTCTTCGATGTGTTGTAGCCTTGACTTCATAATATAGCGTTCTGTTACTATTTCAATACCCTCTTTCGAATGAATAACATCTTTAACAAAGCAACCTATTTGCCCGTCAATCATAGCCACGTGCATCATAGGAAATGAATAATGATCTCCACCTTTGTCTGCTGGATCTCCACAAGAGAATTTAAAAATTATACTTTCTTCTGGAATATTATCTAGGTTTTCAAATCTTAAAACCTCTAAAGGCAGTAATTTACCTTTTGGCGATTTTGGATTTTGCTGATATTGTGTTTCAAATACGCTTTCATCAGCTTCACGAATTTTTTTCAGCTCTACTAATGTTTGTTTAAATTCCCAAAGAGCTTTTTCATTACCGTCTTCATCTATCTGAATGCATGGCAATTCTATGAAAGTCCATTCGTCAGGCTCATTAGTTGTTAAATAGCCTATTAGATCGCTTTCGTGAAGTCTTTGACCGATTACAATAATCGGAGTGTTACGGCTGTTTGTACGGCTTCGAATAGTGTTTTCGAATCGTTGGTTTACTTTTTCTCTTTTAGTTTCGCTTTCCGCATCATCAGGCTTTAAAGCATCGTCAATAATGATTGCTCCAGCAAATTTATTTTCAGTCTCATCTGGGAAAAAAATTTCGTCTATTTCTTCGTCAACTTCCCCTGCTCCAAATCCTGTAATTTGTCCTCCTGTAGCCGTTGCGTAAATCCCGCCTCCTTCTGATGTGTACCACTTGTTTTTTGCGGTACTACTTTTGTCCATTTGCACGTATGGGAATAAGTCTTTATATTCTTTTTCATTTATAAAATCCCTGCATTCTTCAGAGTTATCTAGTGCTAAAGACTGCGAATAAGAAAGATGAATGAATTTTGCTGATGGATTAATTGCTAATCCCGCCGCTATAAAGTTCTTAACGGCTAGTTCTGTCTTTCCATACCTTGGAGCAATAGAAATAGCAAGTCTTTTTATTTTTCCCTGTAGAACATCATTCAAAGCATTACAAATTATTTCATGGTGTGAGTTCACGACAAATTTACGCTTAAAGCGTGTTTTAAAAAAATACCTCGTAAAAAACAAGGTATCTGATATTAATTTATTTCGTAAGACTTCTTGCTCGGTCATTATATTTCTTTTTCTAAATCATTAAGGAATTTCTTAGCCTCTTGCTGTGTAATTGGTCTAGCCCCTCCGTCAATGTTTATGTTTTCAATAATTTCCTTAGGCTTACCAAAAACGTGTTCAGCTATAAACATACAGCCACGCTCAAAAGAAAAAAGCTCTTTGGCTAATTCAAGCTTTGCCTCTTCGTCTGTTTCTACATTTTTAACCTCTTTAATCATTTTTAAAAATATTAAATCGGTTTTTTCAATATCTGCTTTTCTTTTTGCTCCTGCGCCTTTTCTAGCTCCTCCGTGAGATTTTTCTTTCATCTTGAATTTACAATTGGTTATTCAAAGATAAAAAAAACCTCCCAATTACGAGAGGTTTATAAATAAAATTTAACTGCCTACCCAATCAAAGTAACTTAAATGCGGGTTTATTGGCTCGTTTTTATTAATGTTTAATATTATTTTCATTAAGAAGCTTGTCCTGTATCCCTAACAATTCTTTCTTTCTTTGAATCTTATTTCTGAGCATGTGACTATAATGCTTCATGCTGATAATCTCTAGTTCCAATGCTTCAATCCTGTCTCTTTCAATCCGTAAATGTAACTTCAAAAATAATACCCAAACAAACAATCCAATTGATAATACGAAAAAAAAAAATGTTGTCGTTCATGGCATTAGATTTATTGCGTTAACGGTTTCTTTTAATTGTTTCTCTTCAGATACTCTTCGAGCTTCCAGCATTGCTTTTGCCTCATGTGACAAACTGCAAATTATTACCGCAATTTCTTTATTTGTGAAGTCCATGATCTTAAGGTCATGCAAAATATCCTCCACTTTTTGAGCGATAATTTCGGGTCTTGTTTTCTTTTTCCAGAACATAAGTTTTAATTAAGCGGGATTTTCGCCCACCTGTTTTTTACCCTAACAGGGCGATTAGTTAATTTATTTTTTATCATTTTTAAGCGTTTTAAGCGTTAATTTTTATCGTTGCCATAGTAGAATTGATTAAGTTCTTTTTGTAGCGCATTTGCCTTGTTTTGTTCGTTATTTGCGTATGCTAGCTTTATTTCTGCTTTCATGTTT